CTATGTCATCATCAAACGTGAAATTGTAATCCTCAAAGTCCCCATACACAGTCTCCCCTGTCTCGGTCACCGTGCCACGCCTGTTGCCCAAGTCGTAGAGGGAGTACCCCGCAGAGGCTCCACCGTAGAGATCAAAGAAGGATCTCGGTTGAATGTTATCCCGGATACTCTTCCTGATATTATCCCTAATGTTGTCTCTGATCAGTACCATCGTCTATCCCATTGTTGAGGCAAGTTCTCCCGCTCCCGACTGCGCTTCCATTTCACGCAGAAGCTGGGGGGGCATGTTCTTCAGGTTGGAGGCAATCTTGCTCCCGGACTCTGCCAGTGCGGTGCTTTGCTCCATCTGCTGTTGGAGTGCCATCTTTTCCTCGATCTCTGCCCTCTCCTCCTGTGAATTGAAGAAGTCCACTGCCACACCGTGGTTGTCCCCGGTTAGGCGTATCAGGCGTGTGAAGTTGAGGTTCTTGGCGAATTCCTCCGGGCCGAGAATATCCGCTATTGGCGAGATCATGTTCCACCACTCGAGGAAGGTCATGTTCTCCATGCTCTTGATTGCCATAGCGAGCTTGGAGGTGAACACGAACTTGGGCAACGGCATAACCTTCCCCATTGCGGTCTCAAGACCAACTGAAGGGGGTGCGTCCGGGAACACGTTCGCCCGGAAGAGGATTGAAAAGATTCTGCGTAGGAGGGGCTTGAAGACCTCCATCTTGATACGGGCAAAGGTGGGGGAGATCCGGGTGAGCTTCTCGTGGAGCATCTGGGCGACCTCGTAGGCAGTCTTCTCCCGCCTTGACTCGTCTGAGTTGGTCAGCATCTGGAAGAGATCGACAAGGTACTCCCTGCGGATCTGCTCCCGCTTGATCTGTGCCCTCTCAATGCCAAAGCGTGGGTCGGAGGCAGTTGCCCATTCCCTTGGTTCCTGTCCTGCTGATACCCCGGGATCCCATACGGTTACCCCTGACGCTTCCATGCGGACAGTGTTGACCGATCCCTTGGGGGTTAGGATCCGTGGAAATGCCATGACTTCGGACACTGCGTCCATGTCACGTTCGATGTTCTGGAGTTGTCGAATAGCACCAATGACCATGTGTCCGGGACACCAACCGTAGGGGGAATCTCCCCACTTGTGGAAGCGGGAAACTGTAAAGGGTTGTTCATCGTAGCCACCGTTGCGTAGAATCGTCTTGGAGGAGCGACAGGTGTAGATACTAGCCCAAGGCTTGTTCTCACCGTCTATCTTCCCGTATTCACGCTCTGAAGCCTTTCTAGGGCGTATTGTGTGGATCACTTCAAAGAGTTGATCCTTCTTGGATGAGTCATCGGAGTAGTAGCACTCCTTCATGGGAGGTGAGATGTTCTCCTCCCCAAATTCTTCAACTGCCTGATCGCAGGTCATCTTGATCTTGCGCCTGAGCGTATCGACCAGACCCTTGCGGTTCTCCCGGACAAAGAATGTTCCCACCATGCCCACTGCAAAGAACATGTAGTCTTCCTCGTCCTCTTCAACGTGGATCATGGCAGTGCCGAATCCACCCCGGTCTTGGAAGAACTCATGGATCATCAGGTCAAAGTTCGTCTCCTGAAGGATCTCCATGGTGATCTCAGCGCACTTGGAGTACCAGTCCCGGGCTTCCTGTGGGGCTTCCTTGTCCGGTGGTTCTGCACTGAACCATCTCCCGGATACCATGTAGTCCATTTGCCCGGAGGCTAACACGTTGTTGGAGTGGACTGCCTCGGTGTCGTGGACGTACTGGCTGTACTCCTCAATGTCCTGAGTCTTGGTTGAGACAATGGCAGACTTGCGGGGTGCAACGTACTCTGCGATGTCCTCCCAGTTACGCATTTCATTGGACGCAAACGCCTCCATCGATGCGTATGCTTGGCACTCCCTGTCTGCTAATTTGTCTGTAACCATCGTCTTAACCTAGCAATGCGGATGAACTGTAGCCCTTTGTGCCACCACCAGTCTCCCCGGCAAGTTTCGTGGATTGGAGGAAGGCAGAGCGTTTACGCAGGATCCGGGACGCATCCCTCTTGGCTTGGCGTACCTCCGTTGTCCTCTCGGTCACAGGTGGCGGGGCTGGGGTTGCTACCGGGACAGACCCTCCACCCTTGAAGAGTTGTCGGGATCTGGCATCTGCCGGGTTGAATGGATTGGTTGGATTGAGTACTCGCATATTATCCTCCTAAAAGACTTGAGCTTGCGTAGGGAGTCATGCCTCCCGGTACGTTGGTTGGTGCAGGTTGACCCATCAACATAGACTTGTTCATTGGTTTCTTGGCATTCTTCTTAGCATTGGCAACGGGTGCTATTGAAGCGGATGCCTGCTCTGCTAAAGAATTTTGTGCATTTCTACGTTCCTTACTTTTTACAGCTTCATAGAACGGCTTTGCCATTCCTTTGTTCAGAATTCGTGGTCGGTACGGGTACGGGTCTGTCGGGTTAATTCTCATAGGTAAAATTCCTTCACTCTGTCCATCGGGTGGACTCTCAGGACGTTGTTGCGCTCCCATGACACGAACGGGAACTTGATGACTTCGTGCCTCCAGAATGCTGTGATGTCCCCGGATGCGAGGTAGATGTGCCAGCAGTCCGGGTTGTCGAACTTGATGGCTGGGTTGGTGATCTCATCGTAGGGAGCTTCCGAGTGTACGGGTCTTCCCATGATGAAGTAGGTCGGAGTTGAGTGTACATGCCCGGTTAACAGATGAAGCTCCAAGTCTTCCTGAAATGTCCGTAGGCAAGGCTCACGGTTGTAGACCGCCATTGCCTCTAAGACTGGGTTGTGTGTACAATGATTTGTTACTGGCATCTCATCTCCTTCGTGGCCCCCCAGTAACAATAACCCTCGCTTGATTGAAAGGTTTAGACGGAATAGCACTCCTGTCAACAAGTAAACCCTGCCTGATCGCTTGGAAGATCGTGGCAAATGCGGAAGAGAAGTGAGATGACCAGTCATGTACAGGGACAGGTTTCACCGTCTTGCCGTCTCTCTCCTCTTTGCAGTGGTAGTAGTCGAGTGCTGAGATGCCACCGTCTTCCCCGCCACATCCCGTGGTTGAGAACTCGCACCGGGAGAAGGTTGTCAGGGCATCGTTGATCGGATCCCACACGTTTGCAGATCTCTGGCAACACACCACGTTGGTGATTCCTGCCTCCTCCATCATGCGTTTCCACATGACCTCTCCATCGTGGGGGAGGAAGTGTCCCCCGAAATTGTATCCCATTGACCGGAGTCTTCCAGCCCAGTCCCCGGGAGTCTGGCAGTCTGTGCCACCTGAGAGGGCATCCAGTAGGAGGATCCTATCCCCTATCACCTGAAAGCACCAGACCTTGGTATTGATGGGTAGACCAATGTCCCACGCTGTGTAGACTGGGAACCCTGCGTAGTATTGAATGTTGGCGTTGACCTTCCCGGATGATCTCTGTTTGTCCAGTGCCTCTGCGTAGATCAGTCCTGCCTCCTTCACCTGCCACATCTCCTCGATTGTGGTCGGGTACTCCTGAAGCATCTTGTCGCCCATGGAACTCCACTCCTTGAAATACCACACCTTTTGCCCGGTGGTGAACTTGATGCCCAGTTCCTCCTCCTTCTTGTGCAGGTACTCGAGGCATTCCTTGTCGATCCATGACTCCTCACCGTAGAGGGTGTACTCGGGTTCGATGTACCACGGGAAGAATAGGACGAGGTAGTCGTGGGAGGTGCGTTGCTCAGGATGCGTTTTGAGGGCGTTTTGCAGTAAAGTGTACCAGTCACCCCCTTTGCCTCCCTTGAACGTACTCTCAGCGAATATGAAGCCATTCTTGGGGACACTGGGGATTGCCCCGGTGATGATTTCCTCAGATCTCTTGGGATCCTCCCATGCGATTGGCCCCCACTCCGAAATATGCAGTAGCTGGTTCGTGCCACCACGGGCATTCTTGCCTGCGTTGACGCTCGACCCGTTTGTCCAAGTCATCTCCTTGTTGTTATCGGCCTCTGGCTTGTCGGCATCCTTCAACCCGGTGTCCATCTCCTCCCATGCGAACCTGACCTTGTGGAGCTTCTCTGATGCGTCACCTTGGGTCTGGTCTACGATGGAGGCTTGGTAGTTGTCATTCCAGTAGCACCCGTCAAAGAGAATGACCTCGAATAGCGTGGAGAAGCCGAGCTGTCGTGCCTTTGGGACTGCTATGCGGATGAATCCCTCGATGAAGATGGCGTGGAGAACCACCCTCTGGGGCCAGTTGGGTCGGAACTGTACCCGGTTGGCATCCTTGTCCACAATGTGGTAGAGGTTGCAGATCCGGTAGAGTGGATCCCCGAGATACTCCTCGAGTTCCTCGTCAGTCAGGTCGTCCGGGAGCGTGTACTCCTCCAGATCGATTGCCTTGTATTTATGTCCCGCCAGTTCGTATTCCACCTATTACTTCCTGTTCTTTGCCCGGATCCTTTCCACGATAGACCCGGTGACCTCCACCTTCTCCGGTTCATTCCATCCCATGAGTTTGGTCAATTGATCGACTGCCTTCTCTTTGGAGTAGAATTTGACATCCTTGTCGATGCCCCAGACATCCCCGTTCTCGTTGACCTTCTCTTGGATCTTCAACCCGGTGATGAGGTTGGCCTGCTCCATGTCTGTGAGGCTTTGCAATGCCCCTGTGTCCTCGTTGATGAGCTTTGAAGGGTTGAGGTCTAGTACGGTACAGAGATACTTGATCAAACGATTCCTCGTCCAGATTGCCTCATCCTGTGATTTTGCTCTCAACTCATCAAGATATGATGATACCTTGCCATTACTTGCCAGCAGTCTTGAAGCCTTTTCTTGAGCTATCTGGTCTGACTTGCACTGGTATCCTGCTCGCTTGTAAGCCTCCCCTTGGGTCATGCCCTTGGCGAGGTTCTGTGCGAAGATGCGTTGTCTATCTGTAAGATCCCTGCTCATGTTATGCGTCCTGTAGGAGGATTTCAAAGTCAACCGTGAGGTCTCCGGTTCCCGTGGTGGTTTGTGCCATGAACCCAATGTCGCAGGGGCCAGTGAACCCGTTGATGGGTGTGGTGATGATGAGGTTGAACGAGCCAGACACTCCCTTCATCTCAGTGATGAGTCTCATTGGTGTGTAGGGTGGTGCTGTTTCTAGGATGTTCTTTCGCTGGAAGAAGCCAATGTTTAGGGATTTGTTTGAGTCAACGGTTCCAAACACTTCCTTGAGGTAGCCGATCTTCCCTGTGGGGATTGAGTAGACTCCGATTTGAGACTGCCCCCTCGGAAAGTCTGCGGAGCTAATTGTGGCCCAGTCCTGAGTTCCCGCTGAGTTTTCAATAACAATATCTCCTGCATGGGAGCCTGCTGTCTGGGAGGCGTAGGTTCCTGATTCTGAGACAAATACCTCGTTTAGCCTTATAAACGACTGTGTA